GAACGTGGAAACGTCCGAGTTGCTCAAGACGCCGTCGAAGGACGGGTCGTTGTATTTGTCAGCTTGGAAGCTGTAAACGGCAGCGTTGGTGATGTCGGAGCCTTTGCGGGCGGCCGAAACGAAGGGCGTGTTTTTTGCATCGACGATAGTGATAACGTCGCTCAGGTCTTCACGCTGACCTGTCACTGGGAAAATTGATCCAGTAGGCATGATGATTGGTTCTTTCTGTTTTTGGGTTAGCTAAGAAGACTCTCGGCGAAGGCTTCCAGCGATTGGCGGTCGCCTCGTTCGTAGAGTCGTTTTGCAGCGTCTTTGCTGCTTGTCTTGGTGGCAGATTTGGCTGCGCTAACCGGGGATGCAGGTGTGGGAAGTTTGGCTTCTGATTTTGCTGACGAGACTTTCTTGGCGGCGCTGGCTTTGGCTTTTTGGGCTTCTTGCTTTTGCATGAGCTGCTGTTCGCCGTAGAGGGCGAGGCCGACCCAGTATTCGACCTGGGGCAGCTTGAGCAGCTCGGGCGCTTGCTTCACGGTCGCTTGGTAGGCCGTGTTGAGCGCGGTGCCTTTGGTGAAGATGTCGGGGAACAGGTTCTTGGCTGCTTCGACGGCCGGCTGGCGTTGCGCGAGCCATTGCTGGCGCGCGGGGGCGTGCAGGGTCAGAACGTCATCTGCTTTGAGCAGGTATTCTTTGACGGCGTCGCTGTCTACATAGACCTCGCTGCCGTCTGGACGCTTTACCGTGGCGCCGTCGCTGTTCTTTAGCGCCCAGCGGCGGACTTCCTGCGCGCTTTTGACCTTGGCCTCGAGCGCTTCCTGCGTATCGACATCAGCCAGCGGGTTCTCCGCGGAGGGCTGAAGGACGGGGCGGCTGGCTTCGTTGACCTGCGCCTCTAGTTCGGCGAGCTTGGTCTTGGCCGCGCTGTATTCGGTCTCCAGCGTCTGAGCCTTTTCGAGGGCTTCTTTTTTCTGGGCCGTCAGCTTGTCGATCCGCTTTTGGACTTTCTCCTGCGGGACCGGGGCGTCGTCGTCTTCGGATTCTTCGTCCTCGGACTCCTTGGCATCTTCATCTTCGGACTCTTCCGCGGGCTTTTCAGCCTCGGATTCGTCCGACTCGTCATTGTCAGAGAGCTTTTCTTCTTCGGCGTCGGTCTTGGGATCAGCCGCTTCCGGTGCTGGTTGATCCAGTCCGACGAGCGCTTCGCTGATCGACATAACGTCGAAATCTTCCACATCTACGGCCGGAGCCGCGTTATCTGTCGCCATGAGCTTTACCTCTCAAGTAGGAACCAGGCAGAGCGTCTACCAGTCCGATCAAACCGGTGTGCCATGCGGGCACGACTCAACTTTGATACTACCAGTATAACGACTACTGGACAAATGTCCAGCAGAAAAGTTGAGGGTTGAGAGATGAGGGTTGAGAGAGAGCGGGGAAGTATCGTTATGCGATACTGGAGTGGATAGGATCGGCTATAGTTCTGCACAAGTGATTGCACTTTCTGTCACCTTTTGTGCGGTGTTTTTGATACAAAGCGTAGGATAACACGCGCGGAGTTATACGGTTTGCGACGGTTTGCCGGTGCGGATGAGCGGCGACTTGTAAGAAAAACAGGGGTGTTTTTCTTACAGGTTTCGTTACAAATACAGAGTTGTTTCTATAACAGGGTTCCCGAGCGGGGATAAATACCGGGAAAGCGGCCGGATTATACCCGAAAGGGTGCGAGCGGGAACATGGCCTTACACTAAGCCGGTTAATGTCGCGGGATGTTTACTTTGGCGGCTGGGAACCAAGTCACGCTTGGACTACGGCGCAAAACCTACTCCAAGCGGGAGGCTCCGGTGCGGCGTTGCTCGAGGGTGTCCCACAGCTCCTGCAGGGCGTTGAGCTGGCCGGCGGCGTGGGCGAGGTAGCCGGGTTCTTTGGCGGTGGCCATGGTGGCGACCAAGGTGCTGGCGTCAGCGATCCGGTCCTGCAGCTCGAGCATGACGGCGAGATAGGCGGGCGGCGCCTGGTCGCGGGAGAAGGCGAGGGCGCCCTCGCGGTCGAAGTCTTCGCTGACGGTGTAGAGGTCAGTGGGGATGGTTTTGGTTTTGGTGAACATAAGTTAGGGCGGCGGTGGCAGGAATTGACACCTGCTGTTGTCACATATTCTGATGTTATTTTGTGACACTCCGCTATCCGGCCGCGTGTCCCTCCACGCCGCACCGCCATGAGTGTTATGATGTTTGTGTTCGGGGTTTGCGAATGGCGAATGGTTATATCCAGAAAGGATACATGGCCCTGTTGGCTACGATGACGTGCGGGCCGCACTCTCGGCAGATGGGGCCGAGTTGTTCGTCAACTCCGTGGATGTCCTCGATACGAAGCTGCTTGGAACACACTCCGCAGCGCGGCGGCTCTTTGCTGCGGCCACGCCACGGGCGGGCGCGCGGCGGCGGCGGGACGATGCCGGATGGTGCCATCAGTAGCTACCTCCTCCTCGGCTGCGCAGGATGTCGCCCTCGACGTTGATGGCGTCGGAAAGGCAAACGTAACGAAGTAAATCGATGAAGTCTTTGGTTGCTCCCTTTTTACCGTCAGCCGCAGTGTAAGTTTGTAGGGCGTAGATGACATTTTTGCAGTTCTCGCTGATATACAGCTTCGGCTGGTTGCGCGCGTCTACCGGCTTCTCGGGGTTGTATGACAGCGCGTCATTGATCATGCTGACGCCTTCATCAATGGAATCGCCCGGAGTCGCCGTGAAGAGCATGCCGAGGTCGGCCATCTCGTCGATGAGGGTCGTCGGGGATTCCTTGCCGAGCGTGCGGGCGTTGCCGTAGCGCGAATCCATCCAGCGCTCAAAGATTTCCTCGCCGCCTTCGACGCGAAGGATTTCGTCTTTGTAGCGCTCAAGGCCGAAGCCGAAGTCTTGCTGCGCGGGTCCGGGCTTGCCGTCGAGCTTCTTGCCATCGGGGAGTGCCCACTCGCCGGCAAAGCCAATCCCTTCTATGTAGTCCGTTTGGTTTGGCCATTCGCGGTAGACCACAATGCGGCCGGACGTGTCGTGGACGGTCCAAATCATCGCCCAGTTCTTGCCGCTCGCCGGATCGACCCAGTGGTAGCGGGTGCCCTGCGGGACATCGCTGTGGCGGATGACGTGGACCTTGGGATTAAAGAGCGGGAACCGGCCGCTAATGGCTTTGGTCGGGACGCCGTAAGCGCGGCAGAGGATTTTTTCTTTGGTCTCGCTCTGCAGCTCCTTCTTCATGCGGGACCAGCCGGCCCAGGGATTGCTTTGGGTGTGGAAGTAAAGGATCGGGCGACCTTTGGGATTGATCTGCTCGATGGGCACTTTGTCGTAGCCGGAGATCTCGCCTTTGTCGTTCTTGAGCGGGAGCAGCTCGGCGTCGGTGTCAGTGATGGTCTTAGCGCCGGACAAATAGTCGGCCACGGTCGGCGACCAGCCCTGCACTGGGGTAAATGTGACGGCCAACTTGCCGTTGCGGTCTATGAGGCGGAAGCGGAGGGTTTCGAGGACATCGAGCGGGACCAGCTCGTCGCACCACGCAAAGTCGATCTCACCACCCTCAATCGTGCTCGGGTCTTGGGCGTAGTTGCGGAAGATGCAAATGCTGCCTCCTGACGGCGTCACGAACTTGGATTCTGTAAAACCGCCCTTAACGCTGTACGTTATATTAACGACCTGCGATTTGCGGGCATTGCGCCATTCCGGCGGCATGTATTTCCAAATTCTGGGTTGCTGCAACTCAATGGAGTTGGGTGCGGTGGTTTGGAAGCACCAGACAACTGCTCCGGGCTTGGAATAAAGCGTCTTGATGACCTCCTTGGCCGCCCATTCGGTCTTTCCGCTGCGGTTTCCGCCCATGACGAGGATCTCGCGGTGCTTTTCCAGCAATTCGGACGCGCGCTTCCAGACCGGCGGGATGTAGCCATAGCGGAACGGGTCTGATGCCTCGCGGGCGATCAGCTCTTCGCGTGTTTTGAGATATTTCCAGCCTTCGTCCGGCCCCAGTTTCTCGAGCAAGTCGAGATCGACTTGCATGACAGGGTGCGGTGTGGGCTTAAAGCGTGTCTGGTGCTCGTTCACGGAAATAAAATGGGCGCTGGCTGGTTGACGCTCGGACCCTCCCCAGGGCCGATTTTGTTAAGCCGTGCCAGCGCCCAAATTCTTGATGTCCATCGTGGGATTCTCCAAAACGACGAACTGGTCGCTGCGCATGTAGCGCGTCTCGCCGGTGTCCTCAAGGATCACGGCGTAGATGTTATTGAAATAGGCTCCCTGCGACTCCACATACCACACCGAGCCAAGACCGAGCGGGGTCTTGACGGGAACGGGGCGGGCGAATTCGTGGATCATTTTCCCTCCACCTTTCTCTTCGCCCAATCGCGGATCGCCTTAATAAAATCTACCGCCGGCTCTTGGATGATGCTGTCAAGCCAGTCTTGGCAGGTTTGGGCAATGTCGCTTAGATGGCCGATGGCTTGGCACATCTGCGCGTTGGCTTCATCGCGCTCGCGTTCTGCCTTTTGTGCGCGAATTGTTAAGTCCTTAATTTCAAGCTCGCACTCGCGCACAGATGCCTCGCCATCCATTTTTGTTTTCTTGTAAAGCTCCCACCACTCAGACGGAGTGAGGTCGCGCTGTTGCATGTAGTTGATTGGCTGAAGCGGAGTGCTCATTTGCAAAAAGAAGACAGGGCCACCGGCATTTCAGTGCCCAGACGCACATTGGAGCCGGTGATGGTTAGCGTTCCCTGCCAGTGGCCTCCTACACCGGCAACTAAAGCCGGTTCAGAGACATTGTTTTGCCGGGAACGGTGCGGCCGCACCTTCAGCGCACGGGTTGCCATGGTTACGGCTCCAGTGGGACGCGGATTGTAGCTCCGCGCGGGCGGATAAGCCTTGGAGACCTCCCGACCACAGGACACACCATACGGTGCTCCTCGTTTACTGCGCTGCCCGGACAAAGTGAGGCAGGGCTGGGCGATACCACATCGGGCTGAACCTGGCCGCACAGATGTTATGTCTGCCGCTTTCAGCACCCTGCCAAAAGATGTGCAGGCGCCCCACTCGTCTCGCTCGGTGGAGCTGGGCATCCCGGAGATGGTCCGCGGCGTCACACCACATGAACGCCGGCGAGAACCCGCTTGAGCCTGCAACTTGAAAGTCATTTGGATTGTTTGCGCTTGCGCGCGGCGAAGGCGGCGGCGAGGGCGGGCAAGTTATTGCTGGCGCGGTCGCGGCCGACTTCGTTGTAAAGTTTGATGGCCTGCTTGAGCTTGGCCTTGATCTCTGGCGTGTCGGTCGGATGACTCGTCAGGTCGTACATGTCGCGGGGCTTAGTCATAAATGGTTACCCTCCATAGCCCGATTTGAGCCACCGCATAGCCCAACCAAATCAGACTATGCCAGTAGCGGTGCTGGATGAGGCCGAGATCGATGGCAACGGCGAAGTAGATGAAGCCGACCAAGGCAATAAGGATGCCGGAGGTCATTCCGCGTCCTCCTCCTCGCCGCAGCGGATGGCCCAGGCAAACATGGCGCCGTAGGAAGCCAAGGCGCCGAGCACTACGCCTAGGGCGAGGCCGATGAGGATGTAGCCGGCGGCGGTCATTCGATCACGCGCCTCCATTTGTCGCGCCAGAGGCTGCGGGACATTGTGCCAGCGGCTTCGGCGACAGCTTCTTCGCTGAGGTGGGGGAAACAATCGTGCAACAGCTCGTGTATGATCGTGTCCATCTCATCGATGCCACTTTGCCGCGGGTCGATATACACGCGACCATCGCCGAGAGTTAAGCCGTCCGCTTTCTCGCGGCCCAACTTCCGGCGAATGATCGCTATGTATTTTCTGCGGGGCATTAGGCGAGGTCGGCTTGTTTGGCATCGCACTCGGCACCGCAGGCGGCGTATCCGGCGACATCGATCCAGTTGTCTTGCTTGGCGGCGTGCGCTTGGCGGGCGATCTTCACCAGGATCATCAGCGCGGCGATGTTGGATGCCGTGACCAAGACCTGCGCGCCGTTGGTGCGCGACAGGTAGCTGGAGAACATCTCGGCCTGCGTTGCAAAGTCATCCGCGGGCGAGCCGTAGTCCTCGTTGCGTGCTCCGCAGACGGCGGATGATGCGGCGTCGAGTGTTTGCTTGGCGGTTTGCATTAGGCGGCTTTCTTGAGCATCAACTGCGCGTAGTGCAGCGCGAGGCGCGCTTGGAAGACCTTCCAGAACGGCTCGGCTGAGAACATCCAAGCGACCTCGAAGTCGTCCGGGGATTCCTTGCCGATGCGGACGATGCCGCGGCGCTGAACCTTCATGTCCGGGCGGTTCTCGTTCCAGAGTTGCTCGTAGCCGGCGAGCTGGACTTTGTGGGCGCCGACGATGGCTTTGGATGTCTTCCAGTCGAGGAGGACAATCTTGCCGTCACGGTCGCGGCTGGGTGCGTCGATGGTGCCGCCGAAGAGGTATTCCTCGGAGACCAACTGCACCTCGGGTTCGATGACGGTGAAACCTTCGCTGTCCCACCAGCGGCGGAAGTTGTTGTAGGCGATGGTCGCCTTCTCAACGTCTGCCGGGGAGAACTCCGAGAGGTCGGGTTCGTGGTTGTGCAGAAAGCACTCGATCATAAAATGCGCCACGGTGCCGATGTCGGCCGCCTTATCTCTCACTCGTCGGTAGTCTTGGCCTTCGCATCCCAATTTCCACGCCCAGTGGATGAGTCCGCTGCTGTCCTCGCCGATCTTGGCGATGGTGCTGGCGCCGGGAACGTCGGTGCCGTCTGCCAACGGATACTTCTGGTGGGCGCGGGTTTTCTCGAGGCGTACGATTTTGCGTCCGTCCTCGGTGAAGCGATCCGGCTCGGCGGGCTTGGCGGCTTTGGAAGGGGAGCGGCGTTTTGCCGCCCCCCTTTTGACTGTGGTGTTTTTGGTCGGCATGTTATTTCGCTCCTTGGCGGAAATTTTCCTCAATAGCCCGGTCAACCTCGCGCGGATCAAGGGCGATGCGCCGCTTGCCGATGCGGTAAAACGGAATTTGGCCGGCGTCCATTAGCCCCCGCAGGTGGCGAGCACTAATGTTGAGACGACTGGCGCAGTCCTTGAGGGTTTCCCACTGCGTTACCATTCGATTGACTCCTCTCTGTCGTCCGTGCCGGTCTTGCGTGCGGCGGGCTTGGCTTCGCTCACGTCGAAGCCGTAGGCGGTGGCGCTGCCGCCGTCGCCCCATGTGACGAGGTCGTGGACCATGACGGCCTTGGGCTGCAGCGTGATGCCGGCGCCGAGCGTGGCCGTGTACCAGCAGTAGGGAACGACCGCGACTTGGATCTTGCTGCCGCCGCCGACATTATCGGTGATGATGTCGCCGGAGGCGTTGAAGAGCTTCGGCGCGCGGCTATACGTCTCGCCGGCTTTGTCTTTGCCCACGGCTTTGACCTTGAGCTTGAGCTGGACGAGACCGTCGTTGTCTTCCCACGGCGCGGCGTGGAGCTTGAGCTTGTCTTTTTTCAGCTCGGCTTTCTTCTCAGCAACAAACGCGGAGAAAAGCTCCTCGGCTTGCTTGATGAACGGTTCGGCTTCCTCGGCGGTTAGCTCAAGGTTGACTTTGAACACTCCCACGTCGTCGAACTTGGTGTCGGGACGGTTGAGGTGAGGATAGCGGGCGATGCCCACGGGTGTGGTTAGGGTCTTATTTGGCATATTATGCGTTGGTTGGTTGTGTTTTTGGTTGGATAGGAAAGTCGGAGTGACGCAGGAGTTCGCAGAAGTCCTCCATGGTCAGCGTGACCAGCATGCGGCAGTGGTCTTTGCGGTGGATGACGGCGCAGTGTTTGCGTCCGCAGTCGCGGTAGGCTTGCGCGATGGCGGCGTCTAGGTCGAAGCGGGCGCGGCCGTGGCGTTTGCACTCAAAGTGCCAATCCGGCAAGCAGGGCACGATCACGTCGGGCGCACTGATCCCCCAAGATCCTTGGCTGACTTGCGCGCCCCGCTTGGCCGGAAATCCTTCGGCGGTCAATGCCTTGGCAACTTCGCGCTCGAAGCTGGCGCCTTTCTGGCGGGAGTTGATCATTCGTTGATCGCCTCCCAAAGTTGTTTCGCCGGTGCGTAGACGGAGCCGTCGCTGTCGCTGGTGCGCCCCGCGGGCGCGGTGCCTTCAAAGCGGGTGAGCGAGGGGCGCCATGTGAGGTTGAGTGTGCCGGTGCGGCCGGCGCGGTGCTTGGCAACGATTAACTCGGCGTCTTGGACTTCCGGTTCCTCGTCTTGCACGGCGTAATACGCGGGGCGATGGATTAGGCAAACGATGTCGCTGTCCTGCTCGATGCTGCCGCTCTCGCGGAGGTCGCTAAGTTTGGGGCGGTTGTCGCTGCGGTTTTCGGCTTGGCGGTTGACCTGGGCGGCGGCGACGACCGGAATGCCTAACTCCATGCTCATGGACTTCAACCCGCGGGAGACGAAGCCGACTTCGTTTTCGCGGCTTTGGGCGCCGGAGTGGCTGACGAGCTGGAGGTAATCAACGAAGATGCACTTCACGCCCCAACGGCGGACAGCGAGGCGGGCGCGGCCGCGGATGTCGAGCAGCGTGAGACCGCCACGGTCGTCAACGTAGAGGGGTTCGTTACTGAATTGCGTGGCGGCGTCGAAAATCCTGTGCTTGATCGATGCGGTCAAAAATCCGTTCCGAATGATCTCGGTGTTCGTTTCAGCGCGGCCGAGGACTACGCGCGCGGCCAACTCGTTGGCGGGCATTTCGAGGCTGAAGTAGACGACCGGGACGCCGCGGCGGGACATGTTGTCGGCCATGTTGAGCATGAGCGCGGACTTACCCATGGCAGGGCGGCCGGCGATGATGGTGAGCTGACCTCCGCGGAGTCCGCCGGTGACTTGATCCAGATCACGGATGCCGGTCTGCAGGCCGAGCTTCTTGCCGCCGGCCATGAGGCTCTCTAATTCTTCGAGGAGACCGGGGACGATGGCGCTCGGGGCGCGCATGGAGTCGGTGGCGGTGGTAAGCGAAAGGCTGAGGACGGACTCGCCGGCTTGCTGCAGGACGCTGTCGGCGTCTGCGGCCATGTCCTGGGCGGCGGCTTGCATGGCGACTGAGGCGTCAATGATGCGGCGGCGTGCGTGGAGGTCGCGGAGGGTTTGGGCGTGGTATTCGACGCCTGCGGGGCCACCGGCGGACTGGGAGAGCAGCTCGGTCAGGGCGCCGGCGCCGCCGACAAAGTTGAGCTTGTGCGCGGCATCGATGCGCTGGGTGGTGGCGATGAGGTTCGGTGTGCCGCCCTCGCCGCGGATCTCGGTGATGGTCTCGTAGATGAATCGGTGCGCGGGCGTGTAAAACAAATCGGCGTGCAGCGCGGCGATCTCGTCGATGAGCTTAGGGTCGGCAAGAAGACTGCCGAGGACGGCTTGCTCGACGGCGGGGCTTTGGGGAACGGTGCGTTTCATTTTAGGCTGCGCCTCCGTCGTCATTGTTTTCCAGAACGACTATGACAATGAATGTCAGCACGATCAGCGCGAGGTAGGTCAGAATGAGCGCGTTCATTTTCTTCCTTCCTCCGGGCGAGCCGCGCGCGGCGACGTTCCCAGCGGTCGCAGGCTGCATCGACTAAGCGAAATGTTTCTTCGAGCCATGGTGTGATGTGGTGTTCGGGCGGCGGGGGTGGTTGATGCTCAGTGGCCATGACGTTTTACGGCTTTCTGTCGTGGCGTGATCTGTAGGCATATGTTGGCAAATGTTGGCATGAGGGTCAAGGGTTTTTTGGGAGGATGGGCCATTTTTTTAGATGGCGGAAATCGCGGGGTTCGGTGACGGAGGTGACCTTGCCGCAGATGCCGCAGGGGTCTTCGTGCCAGGTCGAGACGTGGCCCTCGGGCATGCCGCGGCCGTGGGCTTCGCCGCAGGGGCGGCAGATCCACGCGGGATACGGGAACTGCTCGCGGACCTTGGTGAGGATGTCGGAAAGCGAGTCTTCTTTGGGGAAGATCGCCTCGTAGTTGGCCCGGTAGCGGTCGCCGTTGACCGGCCGCGGTTGGTCACCCTTGCCGGCGCTCATCGGATTGCTGTCGCCTCCTCAATGGCGTCGGACACCTCGTTGGCAACTTCTTTGTTTGGCTTTACGCAGCGCCCAATAAGGCTGATGAGCCGATCGTTGGACCGAATCAGCTTGCGGACTTGCGCCTCAAGCGAGGCGGTGTTGTCCGCGAAGTTGGAGCCGAAGCCGACCGAGCCGACAACCAACTCAGGAATCATGGTGCTCATTTGCGCGCCCTCCGTTTGCCGCGGCCGAAGATGAAGCCGGAGTTGCGGAAGGATGGCTGCGTGATCAGGCCACGCTTGGCGAGGAAGCGGTCGCACGCTGCGTTGATCGACTGAGCCTCAAGCATGAGCCGGCCAAACAGCGGGCCGGTGGGTTCATATTCGAGGGCTAAGGTTTTGCCGTTGTGCAGGGTCATTTGCGGGCCTCCTCAAGTTCGGTGGCGAGTTGGCGGACGAGGGCGCGCAGGGCCATTATCGTGGCGATGCTTTCGTCGGCGATCTGCTCAACGTATTCGACGTTGACGTTGAGGTTGGTTTTCGGCGCCTTGCGGGCGCTCGCCTTTTTGGTGCTTTTGGCGGGTTTCATAAAATACTGGTCAAATGTACAGTTGGGGGTCGGACATTGGCTGTCTTAGGTGTTAATAGAAAATCGATAACTTAGGGGG